AAATACCACTAACGGTTCCAGCGCTCAAACAGCGGCTTTTGAGAACTTCCAAGTTATTATTCCTGATCTCGGCACTATGACTGGTGCATTCCAGATTACATCTTTGGAGTATGCTGGAGAGTATAACGGTGAAGCAACTTACTCAATATCGTTAGAGTCTGCTGGATTTACTACATTCGCATAATGCTGGAGGTGAGTAATGTCTTGGGCTAAAGCTAAGATCAATATTGGCTCTAAAAAATTAAACGGAATGGTTAGTGGCGAAAGAGTAACGTGTCCATGTCCCGAAGGTTTTGAAGAGGTAAGTGAGATTACTGTAAATGGCAAGAAGTGCAATGTTGCTTCTTGTCGGCTTGACTCCAGAGATGGTGTCTTACATTTAACTGTTGCAATGGCAACTACAAAGAAGGGAAAGTCAGATGACAAATCCGTTAAAGGGTCAGATATCAATTAATCTTGGGGGCGAGGATTACACTTGCCGCCTTACTGTTGATGCCATTATCAAGATTGAAACAGAACTTGATAAAGGCATATTGGCGATTACGCAAAAGCTCTCTGACGCTGATGTAAGAGTTAAAGAGCTTGCGGTTATTTTATTGCACGCGCTGAGAGGTGGCGGTAACAATCTAACTATGGGTGATGTTAAGTTGTTAATCCAAAATAGCGGGATTGTGGATACCTGTAGCGCAGTAGCTACTCTATTAGTATCAACCATGAGTGACCCAAGCGAGAGTGGTGGAGATTCAAAAAAGGGTTAGGTGACGAACTAGAGGCAATTAATTGGAGGAGGTTCTTTGAGGTATGCGTAGGCATGATTCATATAGCCCCCTCTGAGTTCTGGAATATGTCACCTATAGAGATTTATACGGCTATATCTGGATTCCAAGAGTTTAATACTTCAGGTGAAGATTCCTCTGGGATGGATAGGGATAGTCTCAATGAACTTATGGAGCTATATCCAGACTAATGGCAAAGACAATTGACGAACTTGTTGTAAGGATTAAAGCAGATACTAAGCAACTGCAAGAAGCCTTAAAGAAAACCAAAGAATCTACGGGTAAGAGCAAGAAAGGTTTTCTGGGGATGGGCGCGGCTCTAAAGGCCATGAAGGGTCCATTAAAGGCTGTCGCTATAGGCTTGGCCGCGTTTGGTGCTGTTATAACTCCTATTGCCAGAGTGGGCATGGAGTTTGAGAATCTAAAGCTATCCTTAAATACTGTATTTGGCTCAATATCTCAAGGTAAGCAGGCTTTCGCGCAGGTAAAGAAATTTGCTACAGAAAGCCCATTTCAAATAAAAGACCTAACAAAAGCATTCATTCAGCTTAAATCCGCAGGAATACAACCAACCGAAAAAATGTTTAAGACGTTTGCTGATGCATCGTCTGTTGCTATTGATTCGCTTGGAGCTTTTGAGGCACTTGTTAGAATAACCCAAAGATCAATGGGTGGTGGTTTAGGTCTGGAAGAATTAACCCAAATTTCAGATCGCGGTATTCCTGTATTTGAAATACTTAGACAAAAGCTAGGAAAGACTCGCTTACAGATCACTGAGATGGGTCAAACTGCTGAGGGTGCGGCTCTAATAATGGCGGCTCTTAGCGAGGGATTGGACGAAAGGTTTGGTGGTGCAGTAGCGGCCAAGATGGAAACCTTGACTCAAAAAATATCAAATATGAACGATGCATTTTCTGGTTTAGCTGACACCATATTTACGGAGCTTGGGGTCGGTGCCGCTCTAAAGGCTGTAACTGGATTGGTGGGTGAAGCGGCCATATCTATTGATAACTTTATACAAAGGCAAACGTCAGGGCAAAGCCAAGATTTTTTAGATGCAAAAGACACTAGGGAGCGGCAAAGCGTACTCGCTGATGAGCAAGCCGAAGATCAGTCTCTTATGGATGCATCTAATAATGCACAATTTGCTGGATTGCTTGGTCTTGGTTCTGGTGGTGACTCTTCTCAAACGTCTCCTGAAATCGCTAAAAGAAGAAACATCCAAAAAAGGATGGAAGCGAGAGCGCTGTTAATCCTAAAGCTAGATGGAGATTTAATTAACGAAAGGTTAGCCCTAGAAAAGCAAGGAAGAAACAAATCCGAGGCGGCCGCAGAGCAGGCGACTAATGACGCGTTAGCTAAAGCCGCGACTGACAGAAAGAAACTTCTTGCTGATGCAAGCTCAACCGCCATGTCTACCGAAGACCCTATTGTAAAAGCAAAAGCGGACTTAGCGGAGTTGAAGGCTATATTAGATGGCGGCATAGCTACAGAGTTAGCGGCTACATTTAAGCATCTTGACCCAGATAGCGTTATCGCACAGCTTACGGCTGATATAACGGAAATGGAAAGAAAGGTAGTTGCCACTGGCGAGTCTGTTAAAGCGGCTGGATTCACTGAAGAGTTTGGCCATGTAAGAGATGTTATTGAAAGCACTGTAACCCCTCTATCAAAGTTAAAAGCAATTATTGCAGAAATAAATGAGATGACCAGCGACAACCCTGATGCTTTGAAAGAAATGCTTCTGGGTACTGGAATGAGTCTTGATGAGGTTCTTGTCATACTTAATGCAAGGCTTGCTTCTTTGAATGAAAAAGTAGAAGAAGTATCAGATACTTTAGGGACACAACTACAGCAAGCAGTGACAAATTCAGCTAACGCTTTCACCAGCAATTTTGTCAACGCCCTAATGGAGGGTAAAAACGCTCTTGGCTCATTTAAAGATTTTGCAAAAAGCATGGTGTCTCAAATTATATCTATCTTCTTACAGATGGCGGTTGTAAATGAAATACTAAATGCCGTGTTTAACCTTAAAGGTGATGCGGCATTCAGCACTCTCAGGGATAACGCGAGTGGAGGCCATTATGATAGAGGAAAGCCAATGCTTGTTGGAGAGCGTGGACCTGAGTTAATTATTCCAAATTCTAGCGGTAGCGTGATGAACGGCATGAACACTAAAAATGCTATGGGTGGCGGTTCAACTATTATTGTAAATCAAAGCCTTAACTTCTCTACTGGAGTTGTCGGCACTGTTAGAGCAGAGATAAACAAGATGATGCCAACAATAGCGGAGGTATCAAAAAGCGCGGTACTGGATGCCAGCCGTAGAGGTGGAAATTACAGAAAGGGGTTGCTAGGTGCCTAAAATAATACCAATACCGACTAACGTGGGGTTTATAAGTTCTGACTTCTCATTAACAAACACAATGGGCGTTACTGTATCGCCATTCTCAGGAAAAACGCGCACTCAAGATTACGAGGCTAATTACTGGACAGGAAGGGTTACTCTCGCCCCGATGAGGCGTTCACAGGCTGTAGAGTGGCAATCTTTCTTATCGGCCTTAGAGGGGCAGAAAAACTACTTTAAAATGGTTGACCCAGATGGGAAGGTTCCGCAAGGGACTTATAACGGTTCAAGGTTTTTAGCTGATGTGCGAGTAAACAGCGGGACTAATGTAAATTCTATTACGCTTACCTTTAACGGATCAGTAATTACTAACGCAGGTTCAGGGATATTTGCTGGCCTTGTTGTTGGTGATTTTTTTACTGTTTCAGGCGCTAATAACGAGGAAAACAATAGCACGTTTAAAATAACAACCAAAAGCAGTAATAATGTTGTCGTTGTTGACCATGTGCTTACTGCGGAAGCTAATACATCGGGGTGCAAGGTTCGCCAGAACATTAAAGGGGCGTCAGCTTTAAGCGTTAAAGCAGTCAATACTAGCGTTGCTGGGACGGTAAAGGCTGGGGATTATCTTGCTGTTTATTCTGCGGCATCAACAAATGCAGATAAAATAGTCCAGTTAGTTATGGCAACAGGGGATGCGGTAATAACTAATACCACTACTGATCTTTACTCAATACCTATACAGCCAAAGTTACGTCAAAACCTTACAGATGACCATTTTGTTGGGTTTGATACTGGCGTTAATAGAGGCTTATTTAGGCTGGATGGAAATAACGTGGATTGGAGCGCCAATCAAAATTCAATTTATAATATAGTATTTAGCTTTGTTGAGGTTATGTAATGGCTACTAGAGCGGGTATAGATGCGAAGGCGGCTATTAAATTAGCAGAAGATCATCAAAACATTATTTTTGCTGTTAAGGCAGAGTTTGATACAAGCACATTGCGACTACATTCTGGTGGCGGTGACTTAGTTATTAATTCAGAAACCTATACTGGTGCTGGCACATTGCTGGCTGTATCTGACATTGAAGATTCAAACGATTTAAAAAGCGCAGGGGTTACGTTTCAACTTTCAGGAATGAATGAAACGGTGCTTAGTTATGCTGTTTCCGAGAGTTATCAAAATAGACCTATTACTTTGCTTCTTGCTTTCGTTAGCGGGGGAACAGATCACGTTGATGGCGTTATGACTTTGTATAAGGGAAGAATGACATCTACCTCAATTACAGATTCTCCATCAGAAGGGGTAATGATAACCCTCATAACAGAAAATAGACTCCTAGACTTAGAGCGCCCATGCAACTATAGATACACAAAAGAATCTCAGGTTGCTTTGGTAGGCACAGGGGACACTGGATTTGATGCCGTTGAAAAACTACAAGATACAGACATACTCTGGGGGCGAGGTAATGGTGGGTTCGCGGGAGGCCAAGGAACTCCAGGTCATGGAGGCGGGTTGCCTAATCAAGAAATGCCCGGTCAGAGTTCAGCTTAAAGGGTAAAAATCATGGCTAGAAAACTCCCAGATTGGGAAGAAAGATACCACGCCTTTATGATTGAAAATAAAGATAGAGATTTTCAGTGGGGTGAATGGGATTGCGTAAAGTTCGCAGATGCGGCATTTAAAGCTATGACAGGCGAGGATTTAATACCGCCTGAGCTAGAGTGGAACGATGAAGAGAGCGCCCAAGAAGCTATAAATGATTATGGAAAGACGCTGTTAAAAAGCATGATGAAGGGCGTTAAATTAAAAGGTTTATCTGTAGTGGAGAAGTCTTTTATTGCTAAGGGTGATATTGTTGTTTTTAAGGTTGATGACAAACAGGTAACTGGAGTTTGCGATGGCTATGCAATACTAAGCCCATC